TTTCGCTTCGCACAGGTCGCTGAGGAAATCGCTGAAAAGGCGATCACACATTCCCGGAGAGGAAATTGGCAACAGAGAGTTGCCGTAGCCTTCGGCCTAGACCCCACGCAAATAGAGCACGAGGGCTATAAGGTTGTAGCCGTTGAAAACGGCAGGTATCTGTCGTTGTACGACGGCACAACCGAGTATAAAGTCGGCGTGCGGCTCGAACAGCCCGCAAAACGAGGCCACAAAGGCGGGCTCTACGTCTTTGAAACCTTCTCCGATTGCATGGAAGGGGATGTTGCCCTCCCCTCAAACGCCGCATTAAAGTATTGCCCGCAAAGGGCCATTCTATACGTGGCGTTCGGAGGCAAGATAGTGAGATATAAAAACAAAATTGCTGCATCGTGGGTTCGGCCATTACGTGTCATTGAAACCTTCCCCTTTTATGCATAATAGAGACCCTGATCAGCCCTCCGCTTAAGCGGAGGGTAACCTTTTTGGGCAGCACCAGCCCGAAACGAGGTGTAAGAAAAATGAAAGAGGATGAAAAACTTAAAATCTTACATGAAGCGATGAAGTACTTGGACGTGCGGGCCGTTGTGGATGTCCTCGGCGAGGAGCGCTTCATGCAAATAAACTCGGCCATTGTTAATTTTACCCCACCAATGGAGCTTGTGGATTCAAGCACAGCAGAGCTGTTAGACGAAAAGTACCATGCGCTATGCCGTGTGGCATGGTACGATCTGTTTCTCTTCAAAATTTGGCCCTCACCATCCAAGGCCCAGCTCGGCTATGCGTTGATAATCAGCGCATGCCTGCTCTTCGAGCAGGCGCTTGAAAGAAGATGATTAAAGCATAACCCCCGCTTGTGCGGGAATAAATTCAATTAGGCGGCACAGGAGCTTACGGGGTGCAAGAAAAATAACTTGGGGGTATAAAATGAGAATTGAAGCAAGAATAAAAATCAAATGGGATCTTTCTATGTCAGCTCCTATAGCTGATATAGAAATTGGGATCCCTACGGAGTTTGGATATAAGTATTTATCTAAAGAAGCTCTAGATCCCCACACATATATATGTGGACAATTGTTGGATTATAACTGGGGAACCTATCGAGATGACATGAGATGGGCGAAGATGGAATTGCAGGTTCTTGACCCAAACGAACTGATGAAGAAATCAAAGGATATGGTAGAAAAATGGTTCACAGACATAGAGAGAGTTGTCAAGGAAAATAGGAGGAAGTATGAGGAAGGCAAGTTAATCCTAATGCACAAAGAAATATAATGAATACCCACGTTGTGGGGAAAATCTTACTCAGGTGGCACCGGCCAACGTGGTGTAAAAGAAATGACTAAGAATAGAACTGAAACGGCTATTCCCGAAGATGCCCTTAACCGTGTTGACCAGCATTGGGCGGTTAAGGCCGTTGTAGGAACGGACAGCAAACTGGTTGAGCGTATAGCCATAGCCTATGAGCTTGCGGTTATTGAAGGGCTAGATGAGCTTTTACATCCTTCGAGCGATGAAGTAAGTTTAAGCCTTCGGTATAAGAAGGGTAGATTCTAAGAGGAGGTTATAGGAATGTACGTGGATAAAATAATTATTGAAAAAAATGGACGTTTAGCATTAATAAAGAATGGAATAGAGAACGTACAATATTGTCCATTTAATGTTTTTAAAAAGTATTGCACTGTAAAATGTGCTTTGTTTGCGGCAGTTAAAACACATCCTGAAACCTCTTCAACTCCAGCTACTTATTCCGTTGCCATTTGTCGAAAAACAATTTGGTCTACTAAATTTGAAGCAAAAATTACAAGTTTTGAAGATAGAAAATATGTATTCCCAAAAACAGGGTTTCCGGAATAATTGATTATCACCACTGTATATGGTACTATGTTTCAGGTGAAAGCACCGAGCTTATGATTCGAAAAATCTTAATATCATGGAGGAAATATATGAATAAGGAAGTATTTTGTGATACCTCAGAAAAGATTATCACGGCATTGCGAGAGCTCTATCCACACTATACAGAACGTAAAACAGCAGATACTCTTCTGCTTGTTCCTCCCGAAAGGAAGGATGGAATAGAGTTCTCGCTTGTACTTGAAGAAGGTTCTCCATATCGTCATAGTTGTGGATCGACGAATATTCACAACTTAGTAGTTCTGTTTAAAACGATGACGGTAGAAAGATTTGAGCCAGCGAATGAATATGAAATTGCGCATATATGGTTCCATCCAAGGAACAATCCTAATGAAGTATGTGGCCATGTCACAGTGGTTAAGCCGGATGGAAGCAAAGATGAGGAAAAAGTTTTGAATGTTAACCATTGAAATTCAATAATATATTGGAGGTATATATGAAAGGTAATTATCAATCAATGCAAGAGCTCATCGCTGAAATAGAGCGAATCGAGCGTGCGAAGGAAGATTTTCTTGTTCCTCACAGGGTCTTGAAGATGGAAGAAGATGGGGAGACGTTCAACATTCAAAATACAGGGTCGTATCGTCTAACTCCTCTTGCGCACACACAAGTAGCGGAAAAGCTCGGTATCCCGAAACGGTATTACGATCAAATGAATGCTCTGCCAGGATTACGAGCGTACAACGTCAATGCATGGCTTCAACATTCTGCTACTGAACAAAAACTTGTTCGTGTGTTAGACGGGCAGAACCGAGCGTTTCTTTCTGATCGATTTGTCCCATTCGACAATTTTGTCGTCATGGAGGCTTTACTACCTACTCTCCGAAACATTCCCACACTAAAGATAGCTTCATTAGCATTGACAGAAACACGCATGTATGTCCAATTGATCTTTCCTACTATCGAAGCAGAAGTACGTGTAGGTGATGTAGTACAGGCAGGGATAACGTTGTCAAATAGCGAAGTTGGATATGGAGCTGTGGATGTATCTACATTGATTTGGCGACTACGGTGTACAAATGGGTTGATCGGAGAATCGTTACTCAATCGTCATCATGTAGGTCGAAGGATTGACGTTGATAATGAGTTGAATATTTACAAAAGGGACACGCTTGTTGCTGATATAAATGCTTTCAAACTTCGATTACGTGATGTGATTGAATATTCGTTACAGAAAGAAGTGTTCGAACGTTCTGTCCGACGTTTGCAAGTAATTGCAAACGATGTTATTCCAAATCCTGTACAAGCAGTACAGAATGTAACAAAGAGATTTGGGTTTAGTGACAAGGAAGGAGAAGGAATTATTACGAACCTTATCACTGAAGGTGATGCTACTCGGTGGGGACTTGTGAATTCCATCACAGCACTAGCGAAATCAATTGACAACTGCGATCGACAATTTCAAATGGAACAAGTTGCATACGAGATTGTTGAATTGCCTTCTAGTGAATGGAAACAACTTATTGAACAAAAGGTCGCATAAACCGTAAAAATGGATACAAGCCACCTTCGAGAAGGTGGCTTGTTATTTACAAGAGAACATACTATTATTAGGAGGTTGTATGCAAAGAGAAGTAAAAATCTATAGTAAAGAACTTCTACAGAATGAAACTGGTTTGTTTGTACCATTCTCATTCGTTAAAAAATTAGGAGCAAGGAGAGCTCTTTTGTTAGCCATATTGCTTAGACTAGAGAAAGAAGGACAACAAAAAGGGTTTTTCGTTGATGGGTGGTTTCCTGCACCGAATGTTACGATTGCACGATGCCTAGGTCAACAGTATGACGTTACAAAGATCAAAGCTTTTCTTAAAACACTCGTCAATGCAGGTTATGTTGAATCAAGAACTAGAGGATACCCGAAAATCTGTTGGGCAAGGATCAACAAAGATGAAGTAAGGAAGCTATATGAATAACACAACCATAAAACCGCCGAATTCTGTTTATGAACGTATGTTAGGAGAGACAGAATGCTTTGCTTTTCCTGTTGTTGCACTCTTTCTTTGCGACGATGTTGTTCATAGTGTATTGTTAGCGTTGTTGATAAAAATCGATTATGAAAGCAGCAAGCAAGGTTGTATGAAAAAAGGAGAGTTTGGTATCGAAGTTGAGCATCTTGCAGGTTTGTTGAATACTAACGAAAACAAGATTCTAAAAGGTTTGCAGCATTTTCGAGAACGAAAGTTAATTACGACAAGACGCCGTCGTAACTCTCCTGTATTGTGGTGTAAACTAAATAAAGAGAATCTAATTACTTTGTTTCAAGAAACACGTGAACAACATCCTGATTTCTTTACGCCACGCACTCAGTTGTTCGTTTTAAGTTATCACCATAAAAGTCACAAGTAAGGAGTTATCTATGAATAATGAGTGTTTAGCACTAGCATTAGCAATAAGTACGTTGCTTCCTCGTTCAGCAATTCACATTCTAAAAGTACTTCTTGATCATAAAAAGACACTAGAGTCTAATACACAGAATGGATATTTTTCACTTTCTATTAGAGAATTGAAAGAAAAGGTTCCATACTCAGAAACGCATATTTCAACTATATTACAACGACTTCGTACGTTAAATCTTTTAGATATTGAAAGAAGAGGGTTGCCAAGTAAGAATTTTTACCGTGTGCACACAAGAAAAATCTTGCAGCTGTTAAGCGATAAACAAAAGTTAAACACTAGTGATAAACAAAAGTTAAACACTAGTGATAAACAAAAGTCAAGCTTCGATTATACGTATTATATTACATATAATACACGTAATACACGTAATACACGTAATATAAACGATATAAATAATATAAAGAGTAATACGATTCTCGAGAAAGAAAAGAATGTGTTAGATGCAGACACTAACGTGTCTGCATCTAGTTTTCTCTTAGAAAACAATACGCAGGAGAGAAGTATGAAAAGAGAAGTATCTGACAAAGAAAGAAGTTTAAGAGAAGATATTCGATTAGTAATTCTTGAAGCTCTGGAAAAAGGAGGATTCAAAAACCGTCCGCCTGTGATAGACAAGCCTGTAGCAAAACTCTATTTAGAAGTACAAAAGTTTCTTTCGTTAGTTACACGTCCTGACTTGTTTATACGTACATACGAGTTTGATGAACGATGGTTAAGAGAAGAAGGGATTGATCTGTATTACTGTAAAAATCGCGCGATTGAACCTCTCGTGCGTAGAGCTGTATCACGATTAGCAAAAATGCGATTACCAGAATATGCTCCGAAGAGTAAACGAACATTACCTCGATATATTCAAGACTTTTTCTACAATCCTGCAGAGAAGAAGAGTTGGTTCTTGTATTGTTTGTTTCATGCTCCACAAGAGGTAGAAACGGAAGAAAAGTTGTTAGAAGCGTTTGACGAACGATCTCGTGATTACGTGTTGCGATACTGGAAGGCAGAGTGGTCTAGGACAGGATACTTACGTAAGATGCTGAAGTTGTATACGTGGTATAAGAAGTACTATGATAAACTAGTGTTATACAATCGTTATGCTGGGTTATCGTATGTAAGTTTGTCCCACTGGTATACTTATTTTGATCATTTTACCGCGTTTTTAGATCGGTTAGATGAATTTTCGAAGTCTTGGCAAGGTTGGAGCTTGGCGAATATTGGAGTAGATACAAAAACGTGGCCACATTTTGTGAAGTGGTGCGAAACTAGGTATCGGATTAAGTTAGAGCTTACGGATGAGGACATTCAGAAAGCTGAATTTCTTAAAGATATCTATGATAAGCGTGAGCGGCAACGATTAGCAGATCGCGATGAGGAGAAAGAAAAAGCGGATGCAGCGTTAGTCGAAAAGAATCGTGAGATGTACCGACAGTATTATTTGCAACAACTAGAAGAGATCAATGCTGCTCCTGATGATGACGATCCAGAACCGGAAGTGGTAGATGATCGTCCACCGGAGCGTATTACAGCATGGAGATTAGAGCAGTTTGAAGCAGAGGCAGCTCGTGAGCATGCAGAATTGTTTGAAGAATTCTATTCAGAAGTAGACAAAGAGAATCGTGAAATGTTTTCTCAATTCTATGAGGATGTGCAGAGGGAACAGAATGAGTTACTGGATGATCTTGATGATGATGAGGAGTAACACATGGAGAGTGAGCTGAATATTGTAGATGTTAAGGAATACCTATTGTCCGAGTACAAGAAACGCAAAGTATTGCCCCCTGTTAAAGTGATTGCAGAGCGTTTTGGTGTGCCTGAATCGAAGATATTAGAAGTGTTCCGTACATTGATTCGAGAAGGATTTTTACGAAAGAATTATGCGAAGTATCGTGTAGTTGATACAACGTCTACACCGGCTAACGATAATGTTGCAGAAGTGATAGAGAAGAAGAAACGCAGTATATGGATAATGATTCTACTCCGCATATTGTTAGCGATAGTTGGAGTAGGAGCAATTAGTGTATCTGTGTATTATACGAATGTGTGGTTTTTAGAATATTTACCGCCTTTTCTTGCCTTTGTGTTAGCTTGTATCATGGTAATATTTTCTACAGTAGCATTTGAAGTTGTGTTATTGTTATTTCGAGCACGGCGTTGGTTGTTTGGTACAGGATTCTTGCTTCTATTCTTGATTGTATTGTGTTTTTCAATGGCTTCTACTGTTGCTGGACAGTACAACAAGAGGATGAAAGCAGAGCAAGTACATATATTGTCTACAGCTGGAGTATTGCAAGCACAGATGAAGTACGATATCCTGCGGAAGCAAGAAGAACAAGTGAAAGCGCAGATCCGTACACAGGAAGATACTCGTCGTGTTTATCAACGGTTATTAGAGGCGTATGATTTAGATAGGCGTACAGAAGATCCGCTTGGGTTTGATAGACTGCGTACTCAGCTTGAACAGGTAGATCGGAAGATTGTAGATTTACAACAGCAATTGATGCAAAGGCAACAAGCAATAGTTCAGTATTTGTCTCAGGAAGAAGGGAGTATTGCATTGGTACAGACACAGAAAGGTGCAGTATCATCGTTTTTTATTTGGATTGCTCATGTGTTTAATGATAACATTAGTCCTGATTTGTTACAGTTTTTCTTTGCCGTGTTTCCGGCGGTGTTTGTTGATATTATTGCTCCTTTTTCAGTGGCCTTTGTGTTGTTTCAATCGCATTTTTCTTACAAGCGTCGTAGTTTTAATACTTGGAAAAGCATTGTAAAAAACATATAATTTTTATGAAGTTTTAGAAATGAAGTCAATAATATTTTGAGAGGTTAGTATGATAGAGAAGGTGAGAATTGTTAATTTTCAGTCACATGCGGATACGACAATCACATTAACATCCGGAGTCAATGTGATTGTAGGACCTAGTGATCAAGGGAAATCTGCTGTGATTCGGGCACTATTATGGGTGATACAGAATAAACCTGATGGGTTAGGGTTTGTTTCGCATTGGAATATGACGGATAAAGGAGTATTGAAGGCCCCTACGTCTGTTGAGTTAGAGTTTGATGGGCACAAGATTGTACGGTATCGTGATCGTGTTGCGAATCGTTATTTAGTAGATGGGAAGGTGTTAGAAGCCGTAGGTCGGGATGTTCCAGAAGAGATAGAGCGGTTAATCGATATTAAGGATATCAATATCCAACGGCAGTTAGATTCACATTTTTTGTTGTCGGATTCGGCAGGAGAGGTTGCTCGAATACTCAATAGGACAATTCGCTTGGATGACATTGATAAGTTGTTAGCGTTAGTTGAGCAGAAGAGAAGAGCAACGAAGAATACTATTGAACAAGTCGCAGAAGAGTTACAGTTAATACAAGTAGAGCTAGGTGCGTTGGCGTGGATTGATGCAGTTGTAGATATACTAAAGGAGGCACAGGCTCTTGAAGCATCGATATACAAAAAGACAGAGATAAAGTCGGCATTGTATTCTACCCTTCAAACTTATTTGAATGCTAAGATTGAAGCACAACAGATAAATGTAGAAGAGATAGAAAAATGGGTAAAGAAGGTTATTGAAGAAGTGCAGAACATGTCTGGGGTGCGAGGAATGTTGCGTGCTTTACAGGTGCAGTTACAAGAATTTGTGCAAGCTTCTGCACTAGTTGTAGAATTAACATGCATTGAATTTGTGCAGTCGTTACTTACGAAAGTCGAATCATTGAAGAATAACATATATAACAACAAAGCAGAACACAGAATGTTGACAACTTTGTTGCATGATTATATGTCTGCAAAAGAGTTAGTTACAATAATCCCAGCCCTTCCTGAAAGTGAGATAGCAGAAGCAACTGAGGTTGCTGGAGAAATTAGTGTTAATCGGAAAGTGCTTCGTTTGTTACGCGAAAGTCTTACTAATTATCAACAGTTACAAGTACAGCAGCGTGTGATTGATGATGAAATAGTTAAGTTAGACGCTATGCTTCCAGAAGTTTGTCCGTTGTGTGGAGGGACGGGAGTATTAAGAGGAGCTAATGTATGAAATACGTTATTACAGCTGATTGGCATCTACGGGAAGATCTTCCTGTTTGCCGAAATGATGAAGATTGGTTTTATGTACAGCAGCAAGCTGTGAGGTCAGTGTTTAGTTATGCTGAGAAAGTTGAAGCAGATGTTATTGTTTGTGGAGATGTGTTTCATCGATCGCATGTTCATCCGAGTTTAGTGACAATGTTGCTACAGGAGATTGCAAGGTTTAAACAGAATGTGTTTGTTATTCCTGGACAACATGATTTGCCTTATCATTCGTTAGATTATGTGCAGCGGTCTTCGTTTGGTAATTTGTTAGCAGTAGCCTCAATGCAACATACTAATCTTTTTACAGCTGATCGAATTGGAGTTACCCTTCCTTACGGAAGTGTGAAGAGTGTGATGAGTAGAGGTGAAGGTAAGGACATACAAGGAACTTTTCTTATCATACATCAGTTGACTCTTAAGGAATCTTCGAATCTATTTCCAGCAGATAGTTTTGTGACGGCGAAAGAATTATTGCAACAGTTTCCTGGAGTTCAGTACATATTCACAGGAGATAATCATTCGCGTTTTTTGTATCAGGAAGGGACAAGAGCTGTTGTGAATCCTGGTTGTTTGTTACGGCAGAGTGCAGATTTAGTTGATTATACTCCTGGATTTTATGTATTGTCTGTGGAAGGAGGTGCGTTTGAGTTTGTACCGGTATATGATCCTGGTTTGGTATCGAATGCTCATATTACGAAAGAAAAGGAAAGGAATGATAGGATTGAGGCGTTTATCGCTTCAATTGAGAAAGGGAAAGAGTTATCACTAGATTTTGTTATAAATCTCAGGAACAGATCCAATCAACTTTCCTCTCAAGGGAGAGCTGTATTGGAAGAGATAATTGAAGAACTTAACATTAGGTGAGGAGGGATGTATGTTGAATATTGATCAGATTGAGGAAATCAAAAGAAAGATTGATTTGCTAAAAGAGAAGAAAGCGAAAGCAGAAGGTGCTATGGAAAACATTCGGCGTCGTTGGAAAGAGGAGTATGGGTGTGAGAATGAGGAGGATGTAAAGAAGAAGCTTGCAGCGCTAGAAGAAGAGATTGCGGAAGGAGAACGACGGTTGAGTGTATTGTTAACAAAGATTGAGCAAGCGTATGATTGGAGTTCGGTATGATTTCATTAAGCGATTACCTGCGTAAGATCGAGCAGTTGCGTGGTAAGCAAGTGTTTCTTAAGAAGCGTATGCAAGAGATGGAACAGAAGAAGCAGACGATGGAGGAGAGATTGAAGGTACTTGAAGAGGTACAGGTATTTATTCAGCATGTAGCGAAAGAGACACAAGAACAGCTCCGTTTTCATATCGAGGATATTGTGCAGTTGGCTTTAGATGCTGTATTTCCAGATGAGTACAAGTTCAAGGTTGTGTTTGAGATAAAACGGGGGAAGACAGAAGCGCGGTTGTGTTTTATGAAAAATGGAATCGAAATTGATCCGCTTACATCTGCAGGAGGAGGTGTTTCAGATGTTGTGGCGTTTGCGTTACGACTAGCTGTTTGGTCGTTAGGAAAGACGAGGCGCGTAATGATATTGGATGAGCCTTTCCGCTACTTGTCAGCTGATTTGCAGTCTAAGGCAGGAGAGATGTTGCAGCAGCTTTCTTCAAGATTAAAGTTGCAGTTGGTTATGGTTACACATGAAGAAAAGATGATTGAGATTGCAGATCGCAAGTTTTCGGTACGATTAGTCAAGGATGGATCGTATAAGAAGTCTTTAGTAAGTGTTGTGTAGAGGCATAGGGGGAATCGTATGGATAATGTGTATGCAGAAGAGATGTTTCGAAGGTATATGAATTTAATTCGCAAGTATGCATGGCGGTTTGTAAAGAGATGTCGTTTACAAACAGTTGATTTTGAGGAATTGTTGTCGAATGGGTATTTGATTTTTTTGCGTGTTCTTGAGAACTATGATGAAACAAAAGGTGCATTTTCGACATATCTCTATGCTAACTTGCTTGGAATGATAGAGTTATGGTATAGGGAGAACAAGGATGTTATACATTTTAAGTATGATGATGATCTATTGTTACGATGCAAATCTACATGGTTTGAGGAGTTTAGTCGTACATTAGAATTCTATGATGCAGTAGCAACAGAGTTATCAGCAGATGCTCAGGTGGTATTGAAATACATATTACAATCTCCTGAGAAGAAACATTCAGAAAACTCACTTTTAGATTATTTTCATAAGCAGTTGAAGTGGCCTGTGAAGCGGGTACTATTAACGTTGAGTGAGTTACGAAGGTGGTGGCAATATGCTTGGACGTGAGTTAGGGTTAGCGTTTGATATATATGATTATGTTTCTGTCTATCTATTGGACTGGCAGCTTGATTGGATAAGGAGCGTGTATTTAGATCATTCTCAGCGATCAGAGCGGTTTAAGTCATTGTGTCAGAAGTATGTTAGAAATACACATATAACATCAGCAGCTGTGTATGTTGCAAAGTACTTGTTGGAAAGACATCAGTTATTGATGTTTCCTTGGGTTAAGTTGGGATTACGATCTCGTCCAAGTGAGGGAAATTGGAGGATGTTGTTGTTTGATGAGACTGGTGTGGTAATATCAAAAGTGGTAATGAATGCAGTTGTAGATACAATACGCAAAGGAGGTTCTCTTGTGCTACAATTGTCACTAGATAAGAGTGTGTATGAGTTGTGTCTATGAGTTTTGATGTATTGAGATTCTTGCGAGAGAATCATATTCCTTTTTTTGAGAAAGGGAATAATGTACAAGAAGGATGGGTTGGAGTACGGTGTCCTTTCTGTGGAGATAGTTCGAATCATGGTGGATTTAATCTTCTACGAGGATACTACAATTGTTGGAGATGCGGCTGGCATTCGGTTACGGATTATATCCAGGTGATGTTAGGAGTGTCATTTCCTGAAGCAAAGGAGATTTTTGAGGATTACACAGTATCTAATAGTGTTAGGCAGATAGTGAATCGTACTAATGTTGTTAATGCAACGACGGTTGCTTTACCTGGAGGTAAGCTTACAGAGTATCATCGACAGTATTTGATTCGTAGAGGATTTGATCCTGATTTTCTTGTGCAAAAGTACCATATTCAAGGAACAGGTCCAGTTGGATTTTATAGATTGCGCATAATCATACCAATAATATATCGAGGACGGGTTGTGTCATTTACATCACGCTCGATCATTGATCGACAACATCCTCGGTATTTGACATGTAAGATTGAGCAATCAGTGATGAATCCAAAACATGTGTTATACAATATTGACAATTGTGTTAGTGAATGGGTTGGTGTGGTGGAAGGTGTGTTTGACTGTTGGAGAATGGGTGATAACTATTGTGCAACGCTAGGTACAACGATGACAGAGCAGCAGCTAAGGTTGTTGTTATCGTATCAGACAGTGGTGTTTTTGTTCGATTCGGAAGCGGAAGCGCAAGCTCGGGCAAGAAAGTATGCAGCGATGTTGTCAGCACTAGGTGTGAAAAAGACAATCGTGTTTGATTCTGAATTGCAGAAGGATCCTGGCGAGTTTTCTGAAGAGAGAGCGTTATATGTTCGTCGGGAGATTTTGCGGTTAGTGGGAGTATAGTTATGAAGGTAGTAGACATGGTGAAAGAATCGTTGATTATTCGTTTTCGTATAGAAAAGAAAGAAGAGTTTTATGATGTGTTAAATAAGGTGAAGGCCGGAGTAGTAGGGCGTGTCTGGGATCCGAATCTTAATGCTTGGGTTGCACCAGCAACAACAGAGAATGTGAATTATTTACGATCACTTGGTTTTGTATTGACGAATGCTGTGCGTACATTTATGGGAGAACCCGTTGGACGTACGATTGTTGTTCCTGCGCAAGTATCTTCTCCGCCCGTAACGATCGATGTAGAGAAATTGAAGGGTTTGTTTGGATATCAGATTGAAGGAGTACGTTTTTTAGAACAACGACAAGGGATTGGAATCATTGGGGATGAGATGGGTTTGGGTAAAACGGTACAGGCGTTAGGTTATTTGCGGTTACATCCGGAGTTATCTCCTGTACTTGTTATATGTCCTGCGGTGGCGAAGTACGTATGGTATGAGTTTGCTCAGCGATGGTTACAGATTACTAGTGAGGATGTATGTGTATTATCTTCACGCCAAACGAATGGAATTGATTTATTGAACAAGAAGCGATTGTATGTTATTAACTATGATGTTCTTAAGGATTGGGAAGAATTGTTATTACAAGTTGGGTTCAAAGTTGTTATTGGAGATGAAGTGCAGTATGTGTCGAATATCAAAGCGAAACGTACGAAAGCGTTTGTACGTATTGCTCGCCGTATTCCGAAGCGTATCTTTTTGTCTGGAACGCCCATCAAATCTTTTCCTTCGGAGTTTTTTACGGTACTTAATCTTGTAGAACCAAAGGTGTTTTCGAATCGATGGGAGTATTTACAACGATATTGTAATCCTCGACACAACGGTTTCGGTTGGGTGTTTCGTGGGGCGTCAAACCAAGATGAATTACGTAAATTGATTACACCGTTGATGCTTAGACGGGAAAAACAAGAGGTTTTAGTTGATTTGCCTCCTAAGTTATTGCAAGTTGTACCGTTGGAGTGTGAGGAAATACAGTTGAAAGCGTATGAGGATGCTGATAGAGAGTTTCGTGAGTGGGTGATTCAGAATCTAACGCGAAAAGTACAAACAGAAGCTCGCAATCGAATAGAGCATCTGAAGCAATTGGCCTATATAGCAAAGCGCAATGCTGTAATACAATGGATTCGTGATTTCTTAGAGTCAGGCAAGAAACTTGTGGTGTTTGGTGTGCACTTACGTGTGTTGGATGATATTGAGCATATGTTTGCTGATGTATGTGTACGTGTAGATGGTCATACAAAGCCAGAAGATCGAAAGTTGCTCGAACAAAAGTTTCAGAATGATCCTTCTGTGCAATTGTTTGTAGGTCAAGTTATAGCAGCAGGTGTGGCGTTGACCTTAACAGCTGCTTCTTCTGTCGCGTTTGTAGAGTTACCTTGGACTACTGCGGATTTAGATCAAGCTGCTGATCGGTGTCATAGAATTGGACAGAAGGATGTTGTTAGTGTGTACTTTTTGATTGCTAAAGATACAGTAGAAGAGAAGATTATGCGATATTTAGACAGGAAGCGTACTGTGGTGCGCAAATTGCTTGATGGGAAAGAAGTTGAAAGTGAGGATTTGTTAGAGAGCCTATTAGTAGAGTATAGTAACCGCTAGGAGTCACGATGAAAATTCAAGAAGTTGATGCTACGATAGAGCGTAAATTGATTACATATGCTATTACATCTACAAGGTTTTTACAAGATTTAGAGCCACTATTAAAGATCGAGTATTTAGATACACCTTATGCTCAGATTGTATTGAGATGGGTGCTTGAGTACTATAAAGAGTATCATCAAGCACCTGGCAAGCATATACAGGAGCTATATCAAAAGAACGCTTCTCAGATTTATGGCGAAGAAAATGCAGAATTAGTACGTGTATTTCTTTCTAGTTTGTCTGAGGAGTACAAAGAAGAGAAAGAAGACAATGTAAACTTAGAATTTGTTTCTAAAGCTGCTACAGAGTATTTGAAGTTACAATCTATTAAGCGATTAAAAGAGGGGATTGAAGAGTGTTTAGCTAGGAAAGATGTTATTAAGGCAGAACATCTAGTTGTGACATATCGTAGAATAGAAACACAGCGAGACAAGGGTGTATCTGTCTTTGATGATGCTGCTGCGATTACGACAGCGTTTTTGGAAGATGAAGATGTGTTGTTTCAATTCCCTGGTGCGTTGGGTGAGCAGGTAGGAACATTCGTGCGAGGTGATTTAGTAGCTTACATGGCTGCTGCAAAACGAGGGAAGTCGTGGTGGGAATGGTACACAGCGCAAATGGCTGTATACCATGGGTTTCGCGTAGTTTTCTTTAATTTAGAGATGACGATGCGGCAAGTCCTTCGAAGAGCGTGGACGTCTTTTGTAGTGCAACCTCGGCGAAAGAAAGAGATGCAAGACAGAAGAAC